TGGTCGGAAACATCTTCCGCATCCTGACCATCCCGTCCACCACGACGTTCACGATCTGGACCACGATCTCAACGGCCACCGTGACCTCGATGACCGTCATCCCGATCTTCTACCCGCCGTTCATTGCTGGCCCGATTGTGCCAGGCTACGGCCCGACACAGACCATCTCCACGGTGGTCACGAACGAGGGGGCGGCGCTGACGGGTGTAGCGACCGTGAACTGCCTGCTAGGAGCCAACTGCGTGGTCGAGTACAACCCGGACAACAAGGCGGTGGCGCTGGATCAAGCAACGACCCCCGCTGCCGGGACTCCAGCCACCGCGCCCACCTGGCGCACGCTGATCGCAGCCTCGGGCAACGGCCAGTTCAGTGGCTCTTACCCTGGCACTGCGGTGTGGGCCTCGGGCACGACCGCGACTTCCGACTTCAGTGTGCTGATCTAAGGGCAGATTCATGGATATCGAAGGCATTCAGTTCCTGCAGGTCACGAGCAAGCTGCCGAAGAAATTCAGCGCCCGCTTTCACGGCGTCGAATATGTCTTTGCCACCGGGGAGCCGGTAACGATGCCGCTGGAGGCAGCTCGCCACATCTTTGGCGTGGGGGAGGATAACAAGCTTCCCGCTTTTCACCGCTTGGGCTGGGTCACGGTGACCGCACAGCTTGAGAGCGCGATGAAGAAACTCAAAGACATCAAGTTTGAGCCGGTGAAGCAGGTGTACGAGCTCAGCCAGGCGATGGAGCGGCGCGATGCGGGCACTCAGGGCGATCCGGCGGTGGCTGCGGAGTCTTAGGATGTGCTCAACTTTTACACAACTCAGGTCCAGCGCTTACTGCACGACTTAAGCTTCCAGTACTGGCCCCAGCCCGAGCTAACCGACTACATCAACGAAGCCCGTTATCGGGTCGCGCAGGACACCAACTGCCTGCGTCAGGTGGTGACGGGAATGAGCCTCACCGCGCAGCAGGAGTCCTATCAGACCCAGGCCCTGATTGCTCAAGTCCAACCGACGCTCGCCCCACAACTGGTTGGCATTCAGCGCGTGTATCTGTACTGGGGCACGCAACGCCTATCGCTCGGCTACATTCCCTTTGATCGCATGTCGGCATGGCTGCGTCCGTGGCAGACCTACTATCAGCGGCCCACGACTTTCTCACGTGTCGGGGCGAATCTCATCTACTTCGCCCCCAATCCGGATCAGGTCTACACGATCGATATGGATGTGAGCGTGATCCCCAATGCGCTCACGAGCGATGCGACCGTGGAGCAGATCCCGGTGCCATTTCAGGAGCCGGTACAGTATTACGCCGCCTACAAGGCCAAGTGGAAGGAGCAGGCACAAGGGGAGGCTGAGATCTTCAAGCAGCAGTACCTGCAGACCCTGGCTTGGTGCTATCGGGGCTTCCAGCGAACCATTGTGCCCTCGGCCTACAGGACGGGCCGCTGATGGTACAGGCCACGCAACAGAAGACCGCGAAGGATGAGCGCCGGCTCGCGACGAAGGACTTTCGCGAGTTCAAGGGCGTGTTCACGCAGTCCGATCGTTCGGCGATGCCGCCGGATCACTTCTATAATCTTGAGAACCTGCAGCCGATTGGACCGAGCAATCTGCACATGGTCCCCAATATCTCAGCCGCACTGCATGACTATGCCGCCGATGAGATCTACTACGCGCAGTCCGTTCAGGTCGGAAGCGTCCAGTACGAGTTGTGCTTTGCGAGCAACGGCAAGGTCTTTGCCTATAATTTAGTCGCCAACACCTCCGCTCAGATCAACACCGGTGTCTTGCTTTCAGGGGCGGGCTCGCGCGTCGCGCAGTGGGAGAATACCTATGCGTTGTTCATCGATTCGAGCGGTTACTACAAATGGGACGGCACGACCTTTGCGGCCGTCACCGGTTCGGGCGTGCCGAGCGCCGGGGTTGATATCGCCGTGTACGCCGGGTCTGTGTGGATCGCGAATGGCCGCCTGGTCTCGATTTCTGCAGGCTACGATGGGACTAGTACCACTGATCCGACCAACGCGAGCGCGTGGGCGGTAGCCAACGGCGCGGACTTTTTGAACATGACCGACCCGGTACTGGTCGGCTCGATCACCCGGTTGTGGGCCACGGTCGGGTATTTGTTCATCTTCGGTATCACCTGCGTGTACTCGGTGAGTAATGTGTATGTGCCCACCGGGGCTGTCCCGCCCACTCCGGTGTTCACGTTGCTCCCCGTGCAGAGCGTCATTGGCACGGATCAGACCGCGAGTGTCTTCCCGTTCAACACCAGTCTGATGTTCGCCAACCGCTATGGTGGCTGGGTGACGGATGGGGTCAATTGCGAGCGCTTCAGTGAGGCCATTGACGGCACCTGGCAGTATCTCTCTTTCAGTCCTGCGATCAGTGGTGGCTACTGCATCGTCAATAATATTCTCTGCAGTGCTTTTCTGCTCAACCGCAGCAATGACCCGAACTTCGGTTCAGACACGGTGCTGGGCATGTGGTTCAACAGCAAGTGGTGGTTCGCGAACTTCGGCGCGATCACCTTCATCAACACCGCCATCATCAATGGCGTACCGACTCTGTGCGCTTTCTTAGGGAACAAGCTCTACACGTTATTCACCAGCACGGCTAGTTTCCCCCAAGGCATCGCGCAGACCCCGTTGTGGGACATGGATGATCCACTCTCGGACAAGGAAGTCATTCGGGCTGGATTCCAGACCATTATTTCCAATGGATCGGGCTCTATCTCGAGCACCGTGGATGGCTTAGAGGGTGAGGCCCCGTTCCAGGAGAATGTGAATTCCACCATCACCTTTGTTGGGGCAGGAGGGGTCCCGATCACTTTCACTGGAGCCGCAGGTGCACCGATCACGTGGACGACCTTCGGCATGTACACGCTCTTTTCTGGCGATCCGCCTGCCACGTACAGCAAGAATGTGGGGATGACGATAACCGCCACCGACGTGGATCTGCAATTGGTGGGCATTTACATGGACTCGAAAGTCGGTCAGCGCTGGAAGTCAAACTGATGGCTCTTGTCATCTCCTATACGTTTATCACCGAATCTGGTCTGGTCACGGCCGGTCAGTTAGATGCGAACTTTGCCCAGCTTTTAAACTACTTCAACACGAGCCTGCCGGCGCCGTTCACAATTGCGCCCACCGCAGGCGTTGCCCTCACCCTCACTGCGGCCGCCACCACCCTGGCGCTCGATGTCAATGCGTCAGCGGGCGCCGCCGCGGCAGGTTTTGTCGCGCCCAATACCACGGGTGAGTCCTTTGGTGTCTCGATTCAGGCCGGCACCAACGCGTCGGACTATGCGCTGAAAGTCAGCAACGCGGCAGCGACGGTGCTGTGGCAACTCAATGGCCTCGGTACTTTGAATCAGGCCGATGCGACCAGTGTCGTCATGGGCGTCTCGACTGGAAACACAGGCTCCGTCGCCTCGAACACACCCACGGGCATCTATTCCCCCACCGCCACCGCGGCGGTCTATCTGGTGAGCGCCGCACTGGCCGCGTCCGCGAGCAGCGCGATCTATATGTCCACCTCCTTGGTGGCTTGTTCAGGGGGCATCTTGGCGGCGACCGCGCTTTTATCGGGCAGCGGACTTCCCATCACGGTCTCGGGTGGCACGATTCTGGTCGCGCAGCTCACCGGTACGACCCAGGCGGCTGGGATCAATTACAACATTCAGAGGTTGGTGTGATGCCGGTTCACTCCCAAGGCACCCCACTCAATATCTCCCAGCGCAAGAAGGGCGTGACGGGCCTGAATGCGACGAGCGATAACATCCGCGCGATGTTGCCCCCGGTCTCTCCGGCGGCGGTGCGCAGTGCCTTGGCACTGGCCCCTTTTGCGCCCACGCGCGTCACCGGGATCAGCGCGACCACGACACCGGCCAACAACTTGCGAGGGACCGCGACCTTTGTAGCGGCCACCACGGTAGCTGTGGTTTTTGGCACCGCCGAGGCAGATGCGGCCTATTTCATCGCGCTCGGTGGCAATGCGGCGGGCTACGTCTGGCCGAGCGCGAAAGCTACAAGCGGCTTTACGATCAACTGCGCGGCTTCCAACAGCAATCCGACCGACTGGATCTTGATACGGTGAACCGATGGCACTAGGCACGGGAAATATCAGCTCGACTCAGACGGCGCTGACCGATCCGTCCAGTTTGGCCCCCGGCTCGTTGGGCAGCGATGATCTGGGGAGCCTTTTGCAGTCGGACGATCAGATCGCGGGCAGTGGGGCGAGCACCATCAATACCCCGGCGCTCAACGGGGCGATCGGCTCAGATTTCGGCTCGGCAAGCTCCGCGGTGGACTCCTCGGCAGGCTCGGGCATCAGCACTGACTTGGGCTCGATTCTCTCCAGCATTGCTGGGAGCAATCTGGGCACGCTCGCCGGCTATGGTGGCGTGTAC